GCAATTAAAAGGATATCAAATGTTTCACCTTTTAATTTTGCTAAAGCTTGAGTTAATTTCTCGTTTGTTAAAGTAGTTTCAGCCACAGGTGTTTGTGCATCAGTCCATGTAGTAATGTTTGCTACCAACAAATTAGATGCTCCTATAAATAGATAATCAATAGTATCTGTTCCTTTAAATGAACCGTATGTATCGGATGTTCCGAAAAGTGAATGTGCTGCTCTTGCACTTGATACATTAGTGACATCAGTAATTTCACTATTAAAAGCACCAATAACGGCAACAGTTGAAGCCATACCCGGTATTGAATTAACTACTGATGTAGCAATCTCATAAACATTAATTTCTGTTTCTCTCGCCATTTTCTTATACTCCTGCATTATTTTTCTTGAATTTATCAAGATTTTTCATTAATTCTGATTCGGATTTGATCTTTATGTTATTAGACTGAATATGATGTGCAAATCCAACTTTTAACATATTAGGAATTTCTAATTTGTTTAAATCGTCCAAATAATCATATTCATTATTTTCTTTTTTAGTCATTTTCTTCTCCTATAACAATTTCAGTGTCATCTGTTAAGATTTTACAAACATTTTTGATTGATTCAACATCATTTTCATCTTTTTCAATTCCTGATAAGCATTCTACCATTATATGACCACGATTTAGCACGAAATTTGGATTATACTCAGGAGCAATATTTCTTATAATAGGTTTTAAAGGAAAAAATTCTGAATTTTTCTTGAGTATTTTGATAATTTCCTTTGATACGACTTTTATAGTGAAAATAGCACGTTTATAATCCTTTATTTTTGTGGTGATTAAAATTTCAATTAAATCTTTATATTCTGAAGCTTCAGTCATTTCTGTGTTTATTTCACTAGAAACAACACCTATAAAGATAGAATTTGACTCGGAAGCAACTTTTTTTGATGGATACATAATTTGGAAATGTTGTAAAACTTCATTTCCATTCTCTTTTTCATCTTTTAAAATAGAAAAAATTGTTTCATCACTAGATAACATAAATATTCTCCCATTTATTGAATAGTTTGATTAAAAATACTTTTTTCAACAATATCCTGAGCTTCTGATTGGGTTTGCTCGTAAGCAGGTTTAACAAAAGGTCTTGGAGGAGCAGGAGAACTGTACATACTAAACACTTCATTGCCTGATAATGTAAACCAATGAAGAACTTTCGCATTAACTGGTCTAACTTCTCCTCTTCCCTTTTCTACACATAACGGATAAAAATGAGTAATACTAGTTCCAACAAGATATGAAGTATCAGATAATTCTTCTATCTCAATAGAATTTATAAGATTCATTGATGCTATTGTACCATTGGTTGCTATTGCTAATTCCTGAAGAGATTTGTTCCTTTTAGCAATAGTTTCTGCTCCTTCTTTTGCACCATTTTCAATTCCTTTTTTATACTTTTCAGCGAGTTCTATCGCTGGTGCAAAAACAGGGTCATCATTTAAAAATTGGATTAACTCATCTAATTCTGAAGTATCTAATGATACATTGACTTGAGTGTCTAATTCATCCCAAGTACTCATAAAATCACCTACCTAAAAAATATTAAAATTGTATTTTTTATAAGGTTTTAACATCTCTTTGGCTTGGATAATCAGTGAATCGCCATATCCGATGGGATATGTTTCATCTATTTGGTCATTTGGTCTTATATCGTATTTTTTCCATAATAGACCAGCAGTCCAAAAAATAATTGCAGTATCACTTATCGGAACATCTGAAAAATCAGTTAATTGGGTGTAAGATAAGGCATAATTCTCTGCTACACTATAAAAATGTAGGATTTCTTCAGAGGACACTTCTTTGTTGTAATCCATTTCATCCAATTCTAATGAATTACTTTCATTTAAATCCTCATCGTTATCTATATTAGTTACAACCCAATTGTCTAGTTTCAATAACACTTCTTTAATTATTGTTTCCCTATCCATTAAATCACTACCTTATTAAAAAAGTATAAAAATAATTAATCATAGAATTCATTATTCAATAGGTAAAATTCAACCTAAATTCCCATGAAAAATTATTCTGCTTCTAAACTAATAGTAAATGTAGTATTTGACTTGGAAACAGTAATTGTCTCATTTTTAGTCGTATAACCATCAGCAGTAACCGTTACTGTATGTTCACCATCAGTTACATTTTGTAATGTACAACCACCTTGGCTTCCAGTAGTTCTTGTTATTTCACCAATAGTTACACTTGCACCTTGAATTGCATTCGTTCCATCATTAATTATGAAGTTAATGTTGCGAATTTCAGGAATGACCTGATTATCAGGGAGTATCATCACCTTCTCCACCATCAACTGTTCCTGATGGAATATTAATGATTTTAGCTGCGAGTACATCTTTATTGTATAAGATTAAAACATCAAAGTATACATCGACAGTTGATAAGTATGCCTTTGCGGATAATTCATAATCGTTTTCAGATTCTATTTCATTAACGAATCCAAATACAATAGAATCAGGATCAGCCATTAAAATTTGTTCCTCGAAGCCGTTATCTGGTTCATCAAGGAAATCAGCTTGGGATATAGGTACACCCCATAATTTTAGTTGTCCGTTACTGTCGAAATAAAGGTTATCTCCTCTTTCTGTTGGTCTTTCATCAGCTTCTTCAATTAAAAGACCTTCAAATTCAGTAGATACATAAATCTTCGCATTAGACCTTTTACCCCTTTGTTTAGTGAATTGGGTAATCATTTTTTTGACTTGAGATACTAATGGTTTAGAAGCATCTATATCATTGAAATAACCCATTGGAGCTTTGCGGTCAATTGCAACATTGGTTTCGTATGAGTCTGCAATGATTTCTAATTGTTTGAATACTCCATTGATTTGATGGACTCCGTCAGTGCTATTAGTGTTTTCATCTTTGATACCATACATACCAATATTTTCAGCACTGTATCCTGCTCTTTCAGCAAGTATAGCTTCAATATGTGGTAAAAAGGTTTCTTTTTCGATGTTAGTTTTTAAGAATAATTTTGAAGTATATGTAAATATTGAGAATGGTTCAGCTTCAAGTTTAGACCTGCTAAATTCAGGAACGGTTTCTTCTAAAGCAGTAGTATAATCTTTTTGTAATGGAGCTCCTTTATTATCCCCACTTAATTTTTTCATAGATTGTAATCTTGCTTTAACACGAAGATAACTGATATCGTGTTCAATAGATTCCATTTGAATGAACCTAGCATCGTTAAGAATACTTGGAGTGTTTTCCACTAATTCTAAGAACCTATCAATTTCGGTTTGTTGTTTCCAACCTGGATTGATAGCTCCACCATTACCTCTTGGATTTTTAGACCATTTCAATATAAATGGCAAGTTATTTTCAATAGTTTCTCTTGTAACAACTTCTACAGTCATATTTATCAGCTCTTTATTTATTTTAGATTGTAAAATTGGTTAATTTGATTTTTATCTTCTAATTTTTCTACCTAAATGATCTCTACCAGTTCTTTCATAGAAATCGGTTGGAGGATTGTTATCAATAACAACATCAGTCATAGAAGTTTGTCTTTTGTTAATTTCAACTTCCTCTTTTTTCTTTTCATCTTCTTCTGATTCTTCCTCATCTTTTTCAGGTTTTTCTTCCTCAGAATCATTATCGTTTTCTTCTTCTTTTTTCTCATCTTCTTTATCAGATTTATCGATAACTTCATCATTCTGAGGTGTTGGTTCAACTTCCTTAGTTGCTTCCACGAAAGCTTTAACAATTGCATCTGGTAATTGCTCCAACAAATCTTTATTAGAAATATCTTCAACTTCAGGTGGTTCTTCATCAGTTTCTTTCTTATCGATTTTAACATCATCACCTTTTTCAGATTCATTTTTGTTGATACTGAAAATATCACGAAGTTTATCAATTGCTGATAAAGGAATCATTGGTTCTTCATTTTTTTCTCCATTACTCATTTTTTCACCAGTCTTATCGTTTTTATTGATATAAAAATTGTAATCCATTACTTCCAAGCCGTATTGGTTAGCTCCTTTGTCTACAAAGCTTATAAACAATGGAATTACTTCTTCCAAATCATCTAAGTCTTGATAATGAATAGATTTGTTAATGAACCAGTATTTCTTAGTCATAGCATCTTCTGATACACTTCCAAGACTTAAACCTGAGATACTACCATCTTTGATTGATGATAATAGTTCCTCATTTGTTACTGCGAAAGTAGCCATCCAAGAACCTGAAGGAACAATTTTGCCATTGAGTTCGGTGTCTGATTCAGTAATCCAGTTAGCTAAAACTTCAACACCTTCATTTTTGATTCTAGTGTGCATTACATCAGTAGCTCTGTCTAGATACTTGGTAAAAATAGTTTTAATGTCCTTTTTATCTAGACAATCCCCATCTGAATCAGGAACACCATTAGCAATTACAACACCAGTGATATAAGTCGCTTCGTTCAATTAAATGCCTCTCTTTCAGTTAGTTCATAGCTTCTAGGTTCAAACTAGAAAATATACAGCTATGTTTTAAACAATGAATTGATTAAAATTATGAAATCGGATAAAACAAGTCATTTAAGAATAATCAACTCATTCAAATAATTAATGTAGGTTAATTTTGTAGTAAAAATAAATATTCTAATATATATTAAAATGCTCTGAATTGGCAATAGCATATCCATGTATTCTCAAAACTGCCGTTTGGGTCTGAGGGATACATTAAAGGTTCAACTTCACCAGTAACATCGTGCATACATTGGAAGTAATCATAGAAATCAACTACTTGACCATCATTACTTGAATGTCTTGTAGTTTGTCCCTCGTTAGTCCATATCCACTCTTTCTGTGTATAGACTTCAGGTAATCCTTGGATTTCTGCTTCTTGATTGATAGCATCGTACTCTTCCCATGTAGCATTCATTTGGGTTTGTCTATTCAATGCTTCGGCAGTAATATCCAAATCTCTGTATGAGAAAACATTACTTGGAATATTTACACCGAATTGGTTTCGCATGAAGTCCAAGTCATTAACACTTCTCTCCATTATATTTTTACGATTGGCAGTTTTATTTTCTCTTTTTACAACTTTTTGGTATTCTTTGAGATTTAATTCATGAGTTCCCAATACTTTTTCAGTATAATCTAAATTTTTAGATATTCTTTCTAATTCTGATTCTACAACAGTATTTAGTCTAGTTTCTGCTTTATTTTTAATAAGCATCTCGTTTATTGCTAAATCTGAAGTATATTTTGAATTAACAATTCGATTGTATTGCTCATAAACTTGAGGTTTATTTAATACATATAAATCTGCGAATAACATTGCTTGGGTCGGTCTAGCAACATTTTCATCATTTAAATAATCTTCGATGTATTTATCGATGATATTATTGTTGTAGACTTGAATATAATATGCAGACAATCTATTCTGTCTTTTTTCTATGAGAGATTTTCTTTCCCAGTATTTCTTATTGTTTAAGGTTGGAGCCATGATATAACCTCATTGGCTTCATTTATATCTGAGTTAGAATAGTTAGTCAATCCCAGTAATCTACCACCATAGAACCTTTCATTAAATAGTGGATTAGATTCATTATATTCTAATTGTAATTTAGGATAATAAACACTAACAGCTTTAATTGTCTCTCCAAGTGTTAGAATACCATTATTGAATAGATTTAGGATTGAAGATACTTCTACATCTTTCTTATCACTAAATATTGGAGTTTCAATATCTACAACACCTTCATATTCAAAGTATTTTCTATTGAATTTATTTATTTCAATTTCAAAGGGTAACTGTTCGTTCTCCAAGCTTTTAGTATAAATCTCGTAAATAGTATTGGACTTTTGGGAGTTCATTGACTCTGTTACATCATCAATCATAAGCCTGACTTTCGGTATGCTAAAACAAGCAAGAATGTCCTCATCGCACCTATCTGCCAATTCTGATAAGTATGAGTAGTTTTGTTCACTAATTGGAACATATTGGACTTCTAGTGGAATTTCGGCATTAAAACTTTCTAAATCCATAACGAGTATGCCAGTACCTGCATCTGTCATTTGGTCTTCCAAATCTTTTTTGGTTTCTTCTTTTTGACCTTCAAAAGCAGGAGGCCTGCGAATAACGAGTATTCCACTCATTAAATTTCCCTCGTTAATTTTTTTAGCATTTAATTCATCTAGTGCTACCTTAGCAGATATACTGTTAAATGCCGGTAACCAATAAGGGATTTCATAGAATTCAGAAGTCTTTCCACCTCCCAACCAAAAGCATGTTGGTAGATCAGCGTCTTCCTCATCGTATTCGTATCTACTGAGTTTCATCTTAACATCAGGTTTTCCATCAATTTTTTGAATAGCATAATAACTGTATGTTATTTCTCCAGTTTCGCTATCTTTATGTGATTCTTGATTGATGAACAATGTTTCAGCAGGGATTTGATATAGTCCTATTGGAAGTCCTGTTTTTTCATCGAATACTATTTCAGAAGCACCGAATCCATAAGAATAGAATTCTTGAAGTTGTTTATATAGTTCGTTAATATTATTTTTCCAAAAATTAACAACGGTTTCCTCTATATCTGATTCTTTATCACTGAGATAAGTGATTTCATTTAGAATAACATCTTGGGCTAAAATACGAATTGCCTTGTCAAGTCTATTGTTCTGTAAGATTAGATTTTGTGCTATACTAACAGAAACTATTGGGTCAATTCTATATTTGTATTTGGCATCTTCTTTACTAGTTTTTGGTGCTATACTCATTTGAATTTGTCTTTTATTTATTTCTAGACTATTATTCAATGAAGTATAATTAATTTTCATATTTATCAGCTCAAAAAAATCAATAGGAGGATGAAGGTACATCTTTTCGCAGAAACTCTAATAGTAAGACAAAATTGTAAAATTTGATAATTCGCACGATTGAATTTAGGTAACATAATCTGAAAATTATAATTGTTTTAATCAATGCACCTTCAATATATACTCTAATAAAAATAGTGATGTTTAATTTAGTGAAAGGTATTAGAAAAAATAGAATTAATTTATATATTTAGATAGATAAAATCAAATAAATTTATAAGATATTAATAACAAGAATTAATTAGTTAATATTGTATATTAACTACATATAAGACAAAGAAGCAAGAGATTTACGAGCTTATATGTAACTAGATGTCGAATGAATGAAGATAGAGTCCATAGTGACTTTATTCTTCATAATTAAAAATAAATCGAGATTAATTATGACAGAATATCCAATATTTGAACCAATAGATGTAAACTTTAAAGTGCCTGAATTAATATTTGAACCATCGAGTAGTACTTGTAAGAAAAATAGTAAAATGTATTATATTAAAAGTGAAGATTATACATATTTTTTCATTTCTGAATATGATGAGAGCGAATATGATTTTTTGTTTAAAAGTGATAGGTATGAAGATTATTGGGTTGAATTTT